ATCAAGTCGTCTTGTGGGCACTCGGGATGGCTCAAATCCCTTTTGAATAAACGCGCTAATTGGTAAGCGATAAAATATTGCACCGTTTTCCATAATAGCGTGCCATAGTATGCTCCTACCAGTAAGAGCCGATATGCCAAAAATAATACAGTCTTCAACTTCTCCATGATGCTTTTTAAGATCATATAAAAATTCTCTTCTTATCTGTGCATAGATTGGTGGTATGTTTGCATTTAAATAAGCCATAATTTATCCTCATCTAATTGTACCCCAGTTTGGTCCAGATTCAAAGTCAACTTTATTCTTGACCTCAAGAGGTATCGTTTGCTCCATTATACTTTTGATCAACTCTGATTCGTGGTCCGTGATCGAAAAACAAAGTTCATCGTGTATTTGTATATGTGGCACTATACCTTTCTCATGCAAATCTACCATGGCCTTCTTTGTCATATCTGCTGCAGACCCTTGTATCAATCTGTTTAGTGCTTTGTATGTAAACGCCGGTGTGTAGTATCTATCAAAATAATCCATGTAGTTTGCATCTATTTTATTCTCCTTATACTTGTCCAGCATCTCTGCTTTAAACGCCTCCATCGCCTGCTCTTTTGTGTACAATGGCACCTCATTAAATCTATTTGTTTCAGGATTCCATTCTTTGTTTGTTGTTTCCCACTTATCAAACCTGCAGAACCTGTCATATAATGTAAATAATAATCTATTTTCTTTTGCGAAAGTTATTAATTCTTGTGATAACTGCCTTACAAACGGCACTCTGCTATGATATTCATTAAATAATTCTTTTGCTTGTCTCTGGTCCAGACCCAATTCTTTCTGTAGTTTTATCTTACCCATACCATAGAAAAGACCTAGATTGATCGTTTTTGCCTGTTTCCTGGAGATATTAGCCATGTCAGCGACTATCTGATGGAAATCGGCATCATCCCTATCAAATTCATCTTGAAGGCTCTCTGTGCCTGGTAGACCCAATTTTATAGCATAGTGCACTACAATACGTGGTTCTTGTTGTGAGTAGTCAAAGCTACCCCATTTACACCCATCCTCCGGTATGAACAGCTCTCTCATCTTGCTACCAATATAACCTTTAGATGGTATCTGTTGTAGATTAGGATTAGACATACTAAATCTGCCGGTGACAGTGCCACCTGCGTCTGATCTTATTTGATTTATATCTGCATGTATTCTACCATCGTGAACATACTCTAATAATCCATCTATAAAAGTATTGACCGCCTTGTCATATTCTCTTGCTTTTGCAATCATACGCAAACATTTATTGTTGTGTTTTCGTAAATAATCTTTTGGTAATTGTGGCATCTTAGATTTAGGAGTGACCTTGTAATCTTTTATGTGTAAATGATCTAATAATTTTTTGATTGATGCTGCAGCCCAGATATCAACTTTTACTGTTGTTATACTTTCTATAGCTTTTATTATCTGGTCTCTACGTTTTTTAAGATGTCTTCCAAACAGGATTGCTTTTGCGACATCTATTCTAACTCCTTTAAATTTCATGTCAACCAAACATAAAAATAATCGTGTTTCTAATTCAAATATTTGTCTACAAGTTTTTTGTTCTCCATCTTCTTTAGTGTATAATACTTCGTCAATTTTTTTATTAAATAAATCCCATAACTTGTAAGTTAGATTTACATCTTGCTTTGCGTATTCTTTTACAATTGATGCAGGAAGTTTATGCATGTTAGTCATTGGGTCTTTAACTGTTCCACCAGACCATTCTAATGTTTTTTGTTGCAGATCGTATTTATATTTTTCTTCATTGAGATAATCTTTTGATAATGCATCGAGTGAGTATTTAAATCTATTCTCATCAATAACGGATGCAGCAATCATTGTGTCAACAATTCTACCTTTCATCATCATACCTGTTACAGCTCTTATCCAACAGACATCGTACATAGCATTGTGAAATACTTTTGTGATGTTTTCATTTTGAAATATTCTATCATTAAGGACACTCCAAATCTTTTCATCTCTTTTAAAATCTATAAATATATCAGAGTGTCGTAACGGAAAATATGCAAGATCATTTTTTGTTGCAACAGCAATTCCACAAATAAAACCATCGTTACGTATAGCACCAGATCCTTTTGTTTTAAGATTTGGATCATAAGTTTCTATGTCTATTGCAACTGTATCAACACCATTTAAATCTAGATCTTCTGGTGTCTTACACATTATAATCTCTCTCCATAATCATTTCTATAAAATGTATTGCTTTCAATAAGTCTTGCTTCTTTCCCTTGTCACGATGTCTAATTATATATTTTATAGCACATCCTTCCGGATATAACAACTCATTCTCAACTACGAACTTACTTGGTTGAATTTTATACTTTTGATAGTGATTCCCACCATGCTGCTTGTCCCAAACATTTTTATTTGACTTTGACATCATACCACCTTTCTGCATCTTTTATGTGTTCTTCCAAAGTGTCATGCACAAATCTACTATTACAATTTACACATGCCCATCTTACAAATTTTCCTGTTGCATGATTGTGATGTAATACAATTCTAGTATTTGTTTTTCCACAGTGCTCACAGTAATTTGTTTTCGGTGGGGTAGTTGGATGCTTTTCTAAATTGTGTCTTATACTACGTAAAGGGTTTTCACAATTTTTACATTTATTTTTTAATCTTTTATACATTTCTTGAGTTTTAGATTTTACTTTAGAACTAGCTATATGAAAATTTTTTTGACTAAATTCTGTTTTACAGCCATCACAAATTTTCCTGTCATCCTCAGATCCTAAAACTTTATGCTCTACACCTTTATATATTCTTATAAAATGTTTCATCTTACTCCTAACGTATATTTACCTTGTGATGCCACAGTCCAACAATCAAACTTGCCTCTGCTGTATGCAACATATTTTAATCTGAGTTGTGTAAAATAATCTTCTTGTCTTGTTGCTGTTAGATCAACAACGACATTATCAAACGTCAAACCTTTTACGGTATGTATGTTTGCATATTTTACTCTTACCTCTCCATCATCATACCCCTTGTTTAGAATCTTTCTAATGTAGATCAATCTATCAGGGTCTGTTTTCTTTCTTATCAATGCAAAATCTTTTTCTTTACCTGCACCTTCTTTTAAATACTTGTGATATATCATGTAGTCCATCGTATATTCTCTATCTACCCACTCATCAAAACTCTCCTCACCTCTGCCGTGAACTATCACTTTACTGCCCATGTATTGCCAGAAATCTTTTATCTGTTTCAGTGGCATAGGTGTGCCTTTACAGAAATCTGGCCATAGTTTGTGGCATCTTAATTCTTTCTTTGGTACGTGGGCCGTGTTCCCTACATGTGCAAACTCTATACCTTGTTGTTTAAAAAATTTTTTGACCCATGAATCTGATGGCGTGCCGCGATAGGTAAATAAAAAAGTCTCATTAGTGTGTTTTATTTTATCTAACAAGGTAGTCATAGCACTACATCTTTTATCTAAACTAGGCAGGTGATAATGATTACCCACTACATCTGTCGGTCTCCATACTCTCTCATATCCATAGTGATCCCATATCGGTCTTATTATTCTCTTACATAAATTGTTTATCGTTTTACCACATCTATGTCCTTGTTCTAATTGTTCTGCATCTCTTGATAACTTATGATAATAATCTGCATCTGATCCTGCAAACTCAAATATAGTTTGATCCGCATCACCAACAAAATAATATTCTTTTGCTTTTGTTGCCATCTTATTTAAAGCCTCTCTCTGTGGCACGTTACTATCTTGCGCCTCGTCAACTATTAAAGCATCTATGTCTGGCTCTACAGCTTTGTCTATAAAATCTTGTATCATATCTGCATAATCACAAACGTGATTATCTTTTTTATATTTAATATAATGGTCGACCATATTTTCTATTGAGTTTAAACTATATGGTTTATAAATTTCTTTATCACAAGTCTTCCAGTGTTCTTTTAACGTATTGCCCCTGCCGTGTGCATCAGCCAGGTACCTATAAAATTTATGTTTGTCAGCATTAAATTCTGACTCTGTTATTCTTTGTAATTTAAAAAGAGAATCTATCGTTGTTAGATTCATATGGTCTGCATAACTAAATACTTCTTTACGTCCAACCAATCTACTTTTACAATAAGAGTGTATTGTGCAGATATTGTACTTCATAGCTTTTTTTGTAACACCCTGCATATCTGGAAGTTTAAGTATCTCATCTCTTATCTCATCAGCTGCAACATTTGTGTGTGATAATATTATTATTTTGTTGTAAGGATATTTTTTTAAAAGCTCTGTGTATTTCTGTGTAATAAACATAGAGGTTTTACCTGTACCCGGTGGCCCTGATATAAACTTAGGTTGTTTCATTCTTCACCTCTTGATACTCGCCCTCTATTATAAGGTCCTCTCTATCTATCTCTTGATCGACTAAACGCCAAAAAACACAAGATTTTGTGCCAAACTTACCATGTTTTTTATCTGCTTTTAATATATCTTGACATTTCATTACAAGGTCTACTCTATCTAAATTTACTCTTTGTTTGTGTAAGTAGTCCTCAAATTTATCAAGATTAAATTCTAAATATTTTTTTTGTGCGTTGTAGTATGGTAAACCAAAGTATGCTAATTCTTTTTTGTTTGTGTATGCTTTCTCTAGTGAAATATAATTTTTAAAGTGTTTTATAAATCTTAAATCTTCATTTGCCTCTTCTACATACCTATCCGATTTCTCTCTTGCCTCATACTTTCTACGCATGATTTCTTCAAAGTCTGCAACTTTCATCTCCGGTATCCAAACAGAAGCTTTACTAATTACAGCATCATAAAATAATTTTTTATTTCTAAGTGTAGGACCATCTACTTTAATTGTTTTTTCTACAGCCTCTCCTTGCACTACAGCATTTATTTTTACATAATATCTATTGCTACCATATTCGATTATCTGTCCAATAGATTGTTTCGCTTCTTCACTTGTGGCCTCTTGTACACCAATCCAACTAAACAATGTTGCTATTGTTTTTGTTGAACATCCTATGATCTCTGCAAGTTTTGGCATGCCAAATTTTCTGTTTGCTTTTTTGTGTGTTGTGCCTTTTCTTTTTCTCTTTTCTGCTTCTTCGTCTTTTGCTGCAACGGCTATCTTATAAACAAAATCATCTATCTCATCTACATTCCACTCTGTATGTTTCAATAATACACCCGCTGTAGCAGTACAGTAATCATCTCTTTGTCCTGAGCCTGCATATGTAATACAAAGAGCTGCAGCCAAAGCAATCTTACCAAGATCAACTTTTAAATTACCTGGATACTCATCAATGCCATCATACTTAACCCATTTAACAACTTCGTTTGTTGTATGATATTTTGTTTCTGGAACCAACGTGTATTTATTTGCACCATGTCTTATCTCGCATAATGTTGCGCCGTGTTGATATTCTTTATAATAATTTTCTAATTCTTTTGGCAATGCAAATTTTTTATAATCTGATGTGCCAGACCAAAGATAATGACTTGATGGATTGTTTCTTCTACCAAATATTGCACCACATGATTTTATATGGTCGCTTGTAAATCTTTTAACAACAGGATTATCAATATCAAAATCTATGTATTGATCGAGTCTGAGTCCTATCTGCTTTGTTGCGTGTTCTATTCTCCATTCTTCTTTCGTAATCTTAAAATCAGGGTCGGACCACTTCTCGACCACAGCCTGCTTTGTATCGCAGGGTATGATCACCCGTCCCAGATCTATCCAATCCTCGTACGTAACCGGTGTTTTGATTATCTTATCATTCATAAATTAAAAAGTGGGCGTTTCCACGCTAGCTTCGACGCCCACCACCTAGGATCTTATAAATTTAAAGATTTTTTGGTTTGCTCTTGTGCTTCAGGTTTTGCTTCTATCTCACCCTTACCTACAGAATCTGCAAAAGATTTTGCCATATCATAGATGCTTTTATCTGTGACTGGTCCAACCTTTGATACATCCCAACCAAACCAAGTTCCTTTGTCGTTAGACATCTGAACGGTTGATAGTTTATAAATGTGGCTGTAAGTTGGCGGAGTAAACAAACCATTCTTACCCTGCATCTTTAAACCCATCATCATTGAGTTCCATTTTCTACTAACTTTTAATTGAGTAGACTTCATAGATATCAATGCTGTCTCTGGATTATCA